TATGAAAACCTACCAATGTGGTTACAACAAGGTGTGATTACATGGAACAAAGGTAACGTCGAACTAGAAAACGGTTCAAAGATTATTGCAGCATCTACATCATCAAGTGCTATCCGAGGTGGTGCATTCAACATCGTATTCTTGGACGAATTTGCGTTCGTTCCACAAAACATTGCCACAGAATTCTTCAACTCTGTTTATCCCGTTATCTCGTCTGGTAAGAAAACAAAGATCATTATCGTTTCGACACCAAATGGTATGAATCTGTTCTACAAACTGTGGATGGATTCAATCAACAAGAAGAATGATTATGTTTCATTTGAGATTCACTGGTCACATGTACCAGGAAGAGATGAGAAGTGGAAAGAAGAAACGATTCGCAACACTTCATTGCGTCAGTTCCAACAGGAATTTGAAACCGAGTTCTTGGGATCTTCAAATACACTGATTTCTGGTTATAAACTTCAACAATTGGTGTACAGAGATCCAATTGCTGATCACGACATGTTAAAAATCTATGAGCATCCGATCAAAGAAGTCAACGGGCATCCAAAAGATAATCTGTATGCGATTGTTGTTGATGTGTCGGAAGGTAAAAACTTGGACAGTTCTGCATTCTCTGTGATTGATATATCTCAAACACCGTACAAACAGGTTGCAACATACAAGAGTTCATCGATTTCACCGATATTGTTCCCGACAGTCATCTATAACGCAGCAAAGTACTATAACGATGCATACGTTCTGGTAGAAATCAATAACAACCCACAAGTTGCAGACTCACTACATGCAGATTTTGAGTATGAGAACCTATGGAAAGTATTCACGGGTAATAAGAAACCACAACAACTATCTGCCGGTTTTGCAAGAGGTGTGCAGATGGGCATTAAAATGTCTCCCCAAGTCAAAGCAATTGGTTGTTCAAACCTAAAAACTTTGATCGAAGGCGACAAACTTTTAATCAATGACTTTGATACTTATTCCGAACTGACAACTTTTGTTCAACAGAACAATTCATTCAAAGCGGAAGAAGGTGCAAATGATGACTTAGTTATGGGTCTAGTTATTTTTGCATGGTTAACAACACAAAAATACTTTAAAGAAATCGTTAACCATGATGTTAGAAAACAAATTCAGTTGGAAAGCATGAACCAGGTAGATGAAGAAACTTTACCTGCACCAATTATTGAAAATGGTTTAGACAACGACTTTGAAATAATGGGTGGAGATATCTGGGAAGTTGCAAATGGAGGAGAAACATATGCAAACTTCATCAGAAAGACATTAAGTGGTTTATAAAAACAATGTTTCATAAATAACCATTATGGTATTCAACTGCCAAAAGAACAAATATTAATTCAAGGAGAATAAAATGGCATTTCAAATCTCTCCAGGCGTAAATGTTTCAGAAGTAGACTTAACAACAGTAGTCCCTTCTGTACTTACAACCGCCGGTGCTTTTGTTGGAACTTTCGATTGGGGTCCAGCACAAGAAATTAAGTTGATTGACAGTGAAATCACTTTACTCAAAACTTTTGGTCAACCAAGTTCAAACTCTGCTGTATCTTTCTTTTCGGCAGCAAACTTTTTGGCATATGGAAATAACTTAAGTGTTGTCCGTGCTGTTGGTGCAAACTGTTTCAATTCTTGCGTAACATCAGCTGCGGCCGTTAAAGTTAACAACGAATCTGCGTTCCAAGAATCTTATCTAAGCGCAAATACAAACACTTTTGGTTCTTTCATGGCCAGATTCCCTGGCGTATTAGGCAATTCTCTAAACGTTTCTGTTTGTTCAAGCAGCACACAATTCAGTACATGGGAACACAAAGCACTTTTCACATCAGCACCAGGCACATCTGATTACACAACTTCTTTAGGTGGTTCAAATGATGAACTACACGTTGTTGTTGTTGATGAAGATGGTCTGTTTACTGGTGTCAAAGGCACCGTGTTGGAAACATTCCCATTTGTTTCAAAAGCATCAGACGCAAAGATTAATGGTCAATCAAACTACTACAAACAAGTAATTTTTGATACGTCAAGTTATGTGTATTCAGTTGCACCTGTAGATTTCTCAAATACTGTGACAACATGGGGCACAACAGCTGCAGGTAAAACATTCGCAAATGCGTTAAATACATATCAATCTTTGGGTGGCGGAAACGATGAATTGCCATCTACCGCCAATCAGCAAACCGGTTGGGACATGTTTGGTAACAAAGACACAGTTGATATCTCTCTAGTTGTAACCGGTGATGCAAGCACAACAGTTCAACAATACATAATTGATAACGTTGTTAATGCTCGTAAAGACTGTGTTGCTTTCATTTCACCAGCAGAAACAGATGTTGTAAGTGAAACAGATTCAACTGCAACAACAAATATCACCACATGGTTGTCAACACTGTCACGTTCTTCATCATACGTTGTTGCTGACTCTGGTTGGAAATACCAGTTCGACAAATACAATAACGTTTATCGTTGGATTCCACTGAACGGTGATATTGCTGGTCTATGTGTATACACCGACAACGTAACAGATCCTTGGTTCTCTCCAGCAGGTTATAACCGTGGCGCTATCAAGAACGTTATCAAACTGGCTTGGAACCCACCAAAAACATATCGTGACACACTATATGCAGCAGGTGTAAACCCAGTTGTTTCCTTCCCAGGTCAAGGAACCATATTGTTTGGTGACAAAACACTGTTGAACAAACCTTCAGCATTTGATCGTATCAATGTGCGTAGATTGTTTATTGTTCTGGAAAAGGCAATCTCTGAGGCATCTAAGTTCTCACTGTTCGAATTGAATGATGAATTCACAAGATCACAATTCGTATCTCTGATTACTCCATTCTTACGTGACATTCAAGGTCGCCGTGGTATCGTTGACTTTAAAGTTGTTTGCGATGCAACAAATAATACACCACAAGTTATTGACAACAATCAATTTGTTGGTGATATTTACATTAAGCCGGCTCGTTCAATTAACTACATTCAATTGAATTTTGTTGCTGTTGCTACGGGTGTTGAGTTTAACACAGTTGTTGGTGCAGCTTAATAAATAAAAAATAACGGGAGAAAAAAATGGCATTTAATGTAGCAGAATTCAGATCAAACATGATTGGTGACGGCGCACGTGCCAATCTGTTTTCTGTAGACATGATTCTACCAAGCTATGCACTATCTGCACAAGCTGCAACAAACAAAGTCAGATTCATGGCCAAGTCGGCACAGTTACCTGGTTCCACAATCGGAACAGTACCTATGTTTTACTTTGGTCGTGAAATGAAATTTGCTGGTAACAGATCATTCGCAGATTGGACAATTACGATTGTTAACGATGAAGACTTCCTGATCAGAAATGCAATGGAAAGTTGGATGAATTCAATCAACAACCACAGATCAAACACAAGAGCTGGCGTTGCACTAAGAAATGGTTCTGGTCCAGCAACAACCGTTGGTGGTTATACAACTGACGCAAATGTTGTGCAGTATGGCAAAACAGGAAATACTTTAAAGAATTATAACTTTGTTGGTATCTTCCCAATCGACATATCTGCAATCGACTTAGACTGGGGTTCAAACGATGCTATCGAAGAATTCACAGTAACATTTGCTTATCAGTATTGGGAAACCAATTCCACTCCTCCTGGCGCAGTAGGTTAAAGTGGTTAAATATTGATTTAAACGGAAGAGCTGCAAAGCTCTTCCACTTATGATTAGTTGATTTTATTATTAATTTTTAAAAAACATGGCCGATACAAATAAATTTTCACTTTTTGGTTTTACAATCTCACGTGATAAGAGAGAACAGCAAGATGTTCTCCAGCAATCTTTTGCGCCTCCGGCAGCAGATGATGGCGCATTAACTATTTCATCAGCCGCTTATTATGGTACATATGTTGACTTAGACGGTACCGCAAAGAACGAAGTCGAATTGATTTCTAGATACCGCGAAATGTCTATGCAACCAGAAATTGAATCTGCGATTGATGACATAGTTAATGAAGCTATTTGCCAAGACGATGATGGCAAAATTATCAATATCGTTTTAGACAACCTAAAACAACCCGATAGAATCAAAAAAGCCTTAAAAGAAGAGTTCAACATCATTCTTAAATTGTTGAACTACAATAATATGGCTCACGATATCTTCCGTAGATATTATGTTGATGGTAGAATGTATTACCACATCATCATTGATAAAGAAAATCCTGCTGAAGGTATTAAAGAATTAAGATATATTGATCCACGTAAACTACGCAAGGTTCGTGAAATCAAAAAACAAAAGGATGAAAGAACTGGTGCAGAGATAATGGCCACGGTCAATGAGTATTATCTCTATAATGACAAGGTTGTCACTGGAAGTTCTTCCAACTATGGACCTGTTGGTGTTCGTATCACGACAGACTCTATTATCTCCGTAGTCTCAGGACTCATGGATTCACGCCGTGCAGTTGTTTTAAGTTACCTACACAAGGCAATCAAGCCACTGAACCAGTTGCGTATGATTGAAGACGCAACGGTTATCTACCGCATCTCTAGAGCACCAGAACGCCGCATATTCTATATTGACGTAGGCAACTTACCAAAGTTAAAAGCAGAACAATACCTGCGTGACATTATGGTCAAATACAAAAACAAACTTGTATATGACGCAAACACCGGTGAAATCCGTGACGACAGAAAATTCTTATCCATGATGGAAGACTTCTGGTTGCCACGTAGAGAAGGCGGTAAGGGTACAGAAATCACCACACTACCAGGCGGTCAAAACCTGGGTGAACTGGAAGACGTTAAGTACTTCCAGAAAAAACTATATGGTGCATTGAACGTTCCAGTTTCCAGATTAGAAACAAACCAGAGTTTTTCTCTAGGTCGTTCATCAGAAATTACACGTGACGAAATTAAGTTCTCTAAGTTTGTTGCACGTATGCGTAACAAGTTTTCGGATGTTTTTGACCAAGCAATGCGTGTTCAGTGCGTATTAAAAGGTATTTGTACCGCTGAAGAGTGGGATACCTTCAAA